AGCAGTAATTGCATCTAACGGCATTGTGCTAAACGGCACGACTGTTAGCGCAAGTTACACGATAGCAAGCGGAAACAATGGCTTTTCGGTTGGCCCGATAACTGTGGCAAGCGGTCAAGCGGTAACTATTTCTAGCGGTCAACGCTGGTTGGTACTATAAGGAAGAACAATGCCAATTCCAAGTCAAAATGAGTTACATGAACTGTTTGAATACAGGGATGGAGAATTGTTTTATAAAACTAGCCCTTTACCAAAAATTAAAGTTGGTCAAAAAGCGGGGAGTATTAACAATTATGGATATGTAAAAATAAGCATAAACAATAAGAAATATTCAGCCCATAGAATTATTTATATGATGCAATACGGCTATGTGCCAAAAGAAATTGACCATATAAATTGCAATCCTAAAGATAACAGAATAGAAAATCTAAGGGAAGTAACTCGTACACAAAACCGCTATAACATTGACAATTACAAAACAAACACATCTGGTTGTAAAGGTGTTTCATGGAAAAAGAACTTAAATAAATGGCAAGTTTCTATGAATGTAAATGGAACAAGAAAACATTTAGGTATCTATGAAGATTTTGAACTTGCTGAGTTTGTTGCTGTTGAAGCAAGAAATAAATATCATGGCGCATACGCCAATAACGGAGTAGGGGTTTAATATGCCTTATGGCGTTGTAAATGCAGACAAGATGACCACTTCAGACGGAGTAAGTTCGTCTGGATTGTATGGGTTTAAGAACCGCATCATCAATGGTGCGATGGTGATTTCACAGAGAAATGGTACATCTAGCATTACTGCTAATGACGGGTCAATTTTTACAGATAGATTTAGTTTTGCAGATTCAGTAGACGCTAAATTTACGGGACAACAGTCTTCAACTGCGCCTACTGGTTTTATAAATTCACTTTTATTGACTTCTAGTTCAGCCTATTCAATATCATCAAGTGATTATTTTGTTCTCAACCAAAATATTGAAGGACTTAATGTTGCAGATTTAGCATGGGGAACTGCATCTGCATCAACAGTAACATTGTCATTCTGGGTGCGCTCTAGCCTTACAGGAACTTTTGGTGGTGTTATTAACAATAGTGCTAATGACCGCTCTTATGCTTATACATACACAATTAATTCAGCAAACACTTTTGAATATAAAACAGTAACTATTGCTGGAGACACAACAGGAACATGGTTAACAACAAATGGATTAGGAATAAGAGTTAGATGGGGGTTAGGTGTTGGTTCTACCCGCTCAACAACTGCTGGCTCATGGAACTCTGGATTATATTTATCTGCCACAGGCGCAACAAGCGTAGTCGGCACAAATGGCGCAACCTTCTACATCACAGGCGTACAACTAGAAAAAGGCAGTACCGCAACATCGTTTGATTACAGACCTTATAGTACTGAGTTGCAGTTATGTCAGAGGTATTATCAAGTTGGCTCTTCTGGAGCAGTAGGAAAATTTACATCTACAACTAATTTGGGGTATGGAATTGTTTTTCCTATTCCAATGAGATCAACGCCAACAGTCTCTCATACGGCAAATTATTCTGCTGTTGATCTTGGTGTTGCAGATGTAACAATAACAAATACAACAATTAACGGGTCAAGAATTTCAACTACTGGTGCGGCACTTAACGGGACAACAACGGGCGCAACAAGTGGTGCTATTGGAATAGTATTTAGTAATGGTACTGGTTTTTCTTCGGAGTTATAAATGTATAAACAAGTAAAAGATTTAATTACTGGAAGCATTGCAAATGTTATTGTTCGTATATCCGATGGCGCATCAATCCCATTTGACCCCGCTAACACAGACTACCAAGCCTATTTAAAGTGGGTGGCTGAAGGCAATACACCAGAGCCCGCAGACGAAGGAACACAATAATGCCAAACGTAATAAATGCCACGTCCACAGGAAATGGCGGATTGATAACGCAGGGTGACGATTCGGGCATCCTAAACATACAGACAAACGAGACTACTGCGATTACTGTTGATGCTTCGCAGAATGTGGGGATTGGTACAACAACTATTGCCACTATTGACTCAACTGGTAAAACTCTGGAAATTTATGGTGGTGCTGGCGGTGGGTTTGTACACATGACAAATTCCACAACGGGTCAAACTGTAAGCGATGGGTTTATTATTGGTACATCAATCGGTGGAAGCGATGCGCTATTAGTTCAGCGTGAATCTGCAAACATGATTTTTAGAACAGCAGATACAGAGCGTATGCGTATCGACTCTAGCGGTAACTTTTTAGTAAATAGAACCTCTTCATTTACACCAAACTCAGCCGATAACACAAAAGGTTTTGGAATTCTTGCCGATAGTGGTCAAACATTAGTAAATGCTACTGGTTCAGTAAATGCTTTAATTGTCAACAATACAAATACAAACAACAGATTACTTTCTTTCAGGTCTGCAAATACTGAAGTTGGTGGCGTAACAATTACAAGTTCTACTGCTACATTTAACGGAACTTCAGACTCTAGATTAAAAGAAGATTTAGGTGTGTCAACTGATACATCTGTTATTGATAACACAATAATTCACGACTTCAAATGGACTAGAGATGGAACTCAAGGAAAAGGTGTTTTTGCTCAAGAAGCATACGAAGTTTATCCACTAGCAGTATCAAAAGGCTCTGATGAGTTAAACGAATCTGGAAACTTGGCTAACCCTTGGCAAGTCAATTACTCTCAATATATTCCAGACTTAATTGTTTACTGTCAACAACTTAAAAAGACAGTAGACACACAAGCCAAAACAATCAACGCACTAACCGCCCGTATAGTGGCTTTGGAGACAGCATGACTGTAATCATTGATGGAACGGCTGGTATTACATTCCCTAGTGGTAGTGGTACACAAGCGGCACAATCAAAAGTGTTGCAAGTAGTTAATGCTAGTTTTACATCTGCAATTAGCACAACTAGCACAAGTTTAGTTACAACAGGGTATAGCGCATCAATTACGCCATTATTTTCAACAAGCAAAATATTGGTTATTTTTTCTGCAAGTCTTGGAAATAATACAAGTACGGGTTCTGGATTAAAACTGGCAATCTATCGTAGTGGCACAAATATAACAAGCACAACTGGATATTTGCTTTATTCACAAATTTCTGGAATAGGTTTATACCAAACTGTTCAAGTTTATGATTCGCCAGCAACAACATCAAGCACAACATATACGCCATATTACGCATTGTCTGGTTCTGGAACTGCTTATATGCAAACAAATGGAACATCTGATTTTCCAGCATCGTTAACACTTATGGAGATAGCCGCATGAAACATGATGCAATTTACGCAACGTATAGAAATGTCGTTACTATACGTGGTGACGATGCTTTTGACGCTAATGGCAATCCCGTTACCTATGACGAGACAGCAGTTCAAGCCTACATAGATGCTCATGCCTACATAGAAAAACGCCAAGCGGAATATCCAAATGTGATTGACTACATTGACGGAGTGGTTAAAGGCGACCAAGCACAGATTAACAAATACATAGCCGACTGCCTGGCTGTTAAGGAAAGGTATCCAAAATGACCGTATTTATCTGGAAGATTTCCGAAATCACATCCGAAGATGGCGCTATCACCCACGCCAAATATCATGTGACCGCCGAAGACAATGGCGACATTGTGGAAACCGAAGGCCATTGGTGGTTTAAAGACAAAACCGTAAAGACCGCTTTTGACCAGGTCAAACAAAGTGATGTAGCTGATTGGATCGAAAAAGAAACAACACAAGACGGTGTAAATTCAATAAAATCACAGCTGCAAAGCCAAATGGACTACATCAAAAAAGGGGTAAACAATGACTTGCCTTGGGGAAATCAGGTTTTCAAAGTCACGTTTTAAAGGTCAAAAATGACAACCCCCTACGACATAATTACCCGATCGCTGAAGGATATTGGCGCGTTAGAAGCTGGGGAAAGCCCGTCCGCGGATGCTGCCCAGGACGCGTTCGATATGCTCAACGACTTGTTGGCGCAATGGTCCAACGAAAACATGATGGTTTTCTACAAAACCGAAATCATTTTTCAGACCGTCCAAAACACCGTGCAATACACCCTTGGACCAGGCGGATCGGTCGGGGCTACTTTTACGGGATCGATCTCAGGCACAACGCTAACCGTTCCAGCTAACGGCGTTACAGCTGGCGCGATCACTATGGGCATGACTCTAAGCGGTACAGGGATTACTGCTGGAACGACCATTGTGGGCTTTAATACGGGCGCTGGTGGCAACGTAAACGAAGGCGGCACATATTCCGTTAGCAAGTCCCAAACGGCTGCCAGCACCACGATTACGGCCTATTACGAACGCCCATTGACGATCGAATCGGCCTTTGTGCGTGTGGCAACCCAGCAAGGCGGAACAAACATTGCTGGCGGTTACCTGGATTACCCCGTGGCAATTCTTAGCCTGGAAGAATACGAATCATTAGGCATCAAGCAGCTAAATGGTCCGTGGGCAAAAATGGTCTACTACCAACCTAGCGAAACCCTGGGAACGTTGTATGTTTTCCCAAATCCTTCAAGCGGTGAGCTGCACTTGTTTGCTAGCACTATCTTTCGCACTTTCGAGAACTATTACGAAACCATAACGCTGCCCCAGGGCTACAACATGGCGCTGCGGTGGTGTTTGGCGGAAAGACTAATGCCAATGTATGGCAAAGCCAGCGCCACGCAAATCACGCTGATAAATTCATTTTCCGCCCAGGCCAAAGCCACAATCAAGCGCACAAACATGAAGCCGCCACAAGTTTCCCGTTATCCTGACGCATTAATGGTGGGCAGAGCTAAAGATGCTGGCTTTATCATGGACGGGGGATTTAGATAATGCCTGATTTTGGCTTTGTCGGGGCTTCTTACGAAGCGCCATCGATCTACCAGGATGCCCAGGAATGTATCAATTTCTTTCCTGAAATCGATCCAACCAAACCCCAGGGCGACCGCGGGGTTTCTGCGTTATACCCAACGCCTGGCTTATCTTCCCTGGTCCTATTTCAAAATCAGCAAGAAGTCCGCGGCATGGTCACGCTATCTGGTGGCAGCTTTATGGTGGCGGTATGCGGGCCTTACGTTTATGTCCTAACATCCATTTTTGTTCCAACATTGGTGGGGCAGCTCAACACCACAACGGGGCGCGTAGGAATCAACGACAACGGCATTAACGCCTACATTGTGGACGGTTCTAACCGATATACCTGGCGAATTTCTAGCCCTTCTTCTGCGGTGTTTACGGGGTCTATATCGGGTACAACCCTAACGGTCACAGCAATTACAAACGGCACAATTGCAGCGGGGCAATCCCTTTTTGGTGTGGGTGTTACTTCGGAAACCGTAATTACAGCCCTGGGAACGGGAACTGGCGGAATTGGTACTTACACAATTAATCTATCCCAAACAATTGCCAGCCGCCAAATGAACAGCACCACGGTGGGCGCAAGGGTAACGGGATCAATCACAGGCACGACTTTAACGGTTTCGGCTGTAGCAAGCGGAACGTTATTTGTGGGGCAAACCATCCAGGGAACTGGTGTCACGGCGCTAACCATCATTACCGCCCTGGGAACTGGATCGGGTGGCGTTGGAACTTACACGGTTAGCACAAGCCAAACGGTAAGCTCAACAACGTTGTATGGCCTTAATTTCTCGCAGCTGCCAAGCTCAGACGGGGCATTTACGGGCGGAACAAACGTGGACATTGTGGACAACTACTTTGTTTACAACCGACCAGATACGCAGCAATTTGGCTGCTCAAACGTTTTATCCCCTATTTCTGGCAGCACAAACTTTTCCAGCAAAGATGGCGCACCTGACGATTTGGTGACGCTAATCGTGGATCACCGCGAAATCTACTTGCTGGGAGAAACATCCAGCGAAGTATGGGTGGACCAGGGAACAAGCCCATTTCCATTTACCAGAATACCAGGCACTTCAACCCAGCACGGTATTGCTGCACCTTTTAGCGTGTCGCGCCTGGGCAATTCGTTTGCTTATCTTTCCAGAAACAACCGCGGTCTGGCCCAAATTGTCCAGATGAACGGTTACGTCCCGCAAAGGATTTCAACCCACGCGGTCGAAAACACTTTAAGCGGAAGGACCATAACCGATGCAATTGCTTGGACCTACCAGCTCGAAGGCCACGAAGTTTATGTGATTAGCTTCCCAACCCTTCAGCTAACCTGGTGCTATGACATTGCCACGCAGATGTGGCATAAATGGCTATACACCAACAACCTGGGCCAATACGAGCGCTGCCGCGGTAATTGTTCTGCGGTGTTCCAGGGTTATGTTTTGGTGGGGGATTACTCCAACGGCAAGATTTACCATTTAGACCGCAACGTTTACACCGATGACGGACAACACGTTAAACGTTTACGCCGCGCCCCACATTTAACGGTAGACCTACAAAGACAATATTTTGAAGAGCTGCAGCTGCAGTTCCAGCCAGGTGTTGGATTGGACGTAGGCCAGGGTGAAGACCCCCAGGCTATGCTGCGGTGGTCAAATGATGGCGGTTCTACCTGGTCCAGCGAACATTGGACAACCATAGGAAAAATCGGCAAATACACAAACCGCGCAATTTGGCGGCGGCTGGGAACTGCAAGGGATCGAATCTTTGAAGTGACCGTTTCCGATCCCGTAAAAGCGGTGATTGTGTCGGCTAACCTAAAAATGACAGCTGGGGAAAATTAATGGCACTTTTACCCAATCCACAAACGCAGCCCTATCCGCAGTCGGAATTCCTGGACGGGCAAACCAAACGCCCAACCCGCGCCTGGCAGCAGTTCTTTATTAACTTGTTGAACTTCAATAGCTCTACCACGGCGACCGCTGGATCGGGTACGCTGCCAGCAAATCCCGTTGGCTTTATCAATGTGACCGTAAATGGGGTGGCTTACAAAGTGCCATATTACAACCAATGAATTTGGAATTAGTCAAAAATCACATTCCAACCCGTGAAGAAATTTTGCGGTTGCAAGACGAAATGGCTAAAATGCCCCAGGCAGAATTGAAAACCGAACACTACTTTTCGCAAGGGATGTATTGTCGGAAAGTATTTAGAAAAGCTGGGACAATCATTGTCGGTAAAGTCCACAAAAAAGATCACTTTTTCATGTGCGCCCAGGGGCAAATCATTGCCTGGTCCGAAAAAGGCATGGTGACTTTGAATGCTGGCGATGTGTTGTGCAGCAAAGCTGGAACAAAACGGGTGACTATGGCGGTCACGGATGCAATTGGCATCACGGTACACAAGACGAACAAAACGGATTTGGACAAAATCGAAAAAGAGTTAATAGAACCAGACGAATTGGCTTTGTACGATTCTTCTAATAACATCAAGGTTAAAGCCTTGGAGGGTAAATAAATGACTTGGGTAACTGTTGCGGTTGTAGGTGGCGGCGCTACGCTAGCTGCTGGGTACATGGGGGCGAAAGCTGCCAAAGATGCGGCAGCAACATCTGCGGCTGGAATGCGCTATGCGGCGGATACCAATCGGGAAATGTTTGACATTACTAATCGGAATCTTGCCCCGTATCGTGAACAAGGTCAGACTACATTAAAAGAATTAATGACCAGGATGCCAGAGCTGACTAAAGCTTACACGGCAGAAGATTTTTCTTATGGCATTGATCCAGGTTATCAATTCCGTTTGGCACAAGGCCAAAAAGCTTTAGAGAATCAATATAACCGTGGCGGTGGTCTGGTCAGCGGAAACGCCATGCAAACAATGCAAGACTACACCCAGGGCCAAGCTGCCCAGGAATTTGGCGCAGCTTTTGGAAGAAATAATGTTTCCCAAACCAACATTTTTAACAGATTAAAAGGCATTGCCGACATGGGTTTAAGCGCCACAGGCACAACTGGTCAAGCTGCTACTGCTGCGGGGCAAACCATTGGATCGGCGCAAATTGGCGCTGCCAACGCTGAAGCTGCTGGCATTACTGGACAAGCAAAGGCCTACGGCAACACCTTACAGGGCATGGCTAACTACGGAACACTTCCGCTTTATATGGGCGGACCTGGCGGACAGCAATCACCTTATAGCGCTTTTTATGTCGGCGGAACTGGTGGCGGCAGCGCTGCTGGCGGTGGTGTTGGATTTAATGCTGGAGCTGGGCGTAATTTAGGTTATATGGATGGCGGACAAGGCCTTCAATTAAAGCTATAAGGAATTGATATGGCAACATACGTTAGCACCCCTCCGCAAATGTACGAAGGTCCGCAAGTAGTTCCTATTTCGGAAATGATTAATACTGCCCGTGCGGGACAAGCACTTCGCGCTAGCGAACAGGCATACCAACAAGCGCAGCAAATGAACCCTTTGGCGGTTTCAACGGCGCAAGAACAATTAAAACAAAATCAAATTAAAAGCGAAGCAGACCAGTTTGGATTTCAACAAAAGAAATTTAAACAAGTAGCCGATAGCCAGATTTCAATGATCAATAACCCATTGATTGTTGCTGCAGAACAAGACCCCAATTCCGTTAGCAAAGACGATTTAAAAAAGCTGATTTACCAAAACGGCATGGATGTGGCTAACGCACACGGCATTCCAAAAGAACAAGCCTTATCACTTATGCAGCCATATATGCGGATGGCGGATGAAAATCCTGGCGGTGTTCGCACGTTCTTTAAACAACGGCTAATGCAAGGCGCGGATGACGCAACGAAGATCGGCGCAATGCAGCCAAGCGGTTCACAAGTATCAACTGGTGCGGGTGGTTATCAATTGCAAAGCGGCGAATTTGGAGCGCAGCCACGCGGCACAGTATTGCCAGGAACGCAATTCAATACGCAATTAGGCCCAGGCCAGCGCATGGAAGCAACTGGCGAAGTTGATATAAACAATAACCCAATTTTCAACGTAAAAGATGCAAACGGACGTGTTGTTGGGCAAACTACGGTCCAAGGAAATGTGCCGCAAAATCAAATGCCAGCTCCGCCGCCTATGCCCGCAGCGGGAACACAACCAGGCGCAGCTGCACAAATTGGGGGCGTTACACAAATGCGCCAGCAATTGCAGCCAGCCCCCGCGATTACGCCAGCCGCTAATCCAAATGCAATTGTGCGTATTCCAGCGGGAGAAAATCCCGATACTGGTAAAGCTTATCAAGCGCAAGCAATTGAAAGTAGGGCAGCTGTTCAGCCAGCCAAAGTCGGTTTGCAAAACATTGATACAGTTTTAAAGTATTTGCCTTTAGCTGCAACGGGTAGATTATCCGAAGCTACTTCTGGTCTGCAATCCGTATTGGGTAACGTGGCTGGATCAAAACCCGAAGAAATAGCGGCTGCGGCTCGAAACACTATTACCAAAACAATTAACGATTTAGCAATTCAAAAGAACCTTGCACTTGGTGGCAAGTTTGCTTCTAGCCTGGAAGCTGCCCAATCATCATTGGCAAGCGCCGAAATGAACCCTACCGCTATTGCCAAATCAATGGAGCAGCTGCGGCCTTTGTTGCAAAACATTACTAATTATTCAACTGGCCTAGACAAAGCAATAGAGAAAAGCCCAGTTAAACAATACGTTAAACCAGAATTTGACGCGGCATTTAATCAAGCTTTTGATATGAAAGCGCTATCTTTTAAGAGCGCTTTTGAACAAGGCAAAGATTTAAAGAAGTATGCTAAAGAAAATAACATTAGCTTGGTTGAACAAGAGCAGCTATTGAACAAAATTCAAGCTTATGATTATTTATCAAACGGAGATTTGGCGGCGTACAAAGCATTTATGGCTAGCCAAAACAGGAGACGTTAATGGATGTAGTAAACGATATGCGGAAGGCGCTGGGAATGCCAGCGGCTACCACTACACCATCTAGCGGTCTAAACACCGACCTAGCCGATCGCCTAGAAGAAGCGAAGGCGGAATATCGCCGTGTATATGGCAAAGATATGCCGATCACAAGCACGGTTAGAACCCGTGCCGAACAAGAAGCGTTGTTTAACGCCCGCGGCACTAACCCCAACCTTGTAGCTCCGCCAGGCAAAAGCCAGCATGAATTTGGTAATGCGGTGGATATAGCTGCAAATGTGCCTGATACCTTTTTAAATAGATTTGGCTTGCACCGCCCACATGGGGCAAAAGACCCCGTTCATGTGGAGCTAATGCCAGTATCGCAGCCAAGCTCGACCGTAGCTGATATGCGGAAATCATTGGGCATTCCCCAGGCTGCTAATACTCCAGCTGCTCCAGCTGCAGAAGCGCCAACCGTGGAAGGTATGCGCGACCAAATTCAAACGCCGCCAGAACCAGCAGCCCCAGCGCAGCCAACCGTGCAGCGAATGTTTGAAGCTAAAACGCCAGCACAAAAGGCGGCGCAGCAATTAATCGAATCCGTGCCTGGTTCGCGCCAGCTGGGGGAATTCGGTAATGTAGTTGGCGCTACCATTTCCAAATCTACTAGCGCGGTCCAAGAATTAGTAGGCAAATACTTTCCTGGCCTTTCCGATGAGCAGCGAAACGCTATTGTTTCAAGCGCTGTAAAAGGCACAAAAGAAGCTGAATCAGTAATTAAACCAATTGAAGAAACGTCACCTAAAACCGCTTTGGCTGGTGAAGTAACGGGCTTTTTGGTTAACCCTATTAACAAAGTAATCCCAGCTGGCAAGCCAGCCGAAACATTACTTGGGGCAGCTGGTAAGTCAGGATTCCAGGGCGCGGTTGGAAACATTTTGACAACGCCCGTTGGAGACGAAACTAAACCGTTCATAACCGAAAAAATCAACCAAGGTTTAATTGGCCTAGCTGGTGGCGGTGTGGCTGGTGTCACTTTTCACGTTTTAGGCAATGCTTTGGCAAAAGGAATTGATACCGTAAAAGCCAAATATGGCAATGCTATTCACCCTTCGCAGCTTAACGAAGCAGCCGACAATGTTATTTTGTCGGCTGGTATTGATCGCAACAAAGTCCCGCCAGAATTCTTTAACAGTTTAAAGGACCAGGCCCGCACCGCTTTGCAAACTGGTGACGTTAAAGGTTTCCAACAGTTCGCGCAAAATTATTCCCAGGCCAACGGTTTGCCAATTCCCGTGCCAATGCTTCGCGGTCAATTAACCCGCGATCCAATGCAATATGCAGTAGAACAAAATCTCCGTGGAATTCAAGGAGTAGGCGAACCCATCCAAGGCCTATTGCAAAAACAAAATCAGGCATTGATCCAAAACCTGGATGCATTTGGGGCAAAAATAGGTCAGGACGTAACAACCAGCGGTCACACGTTAAAAAATGCATTGCGTAAGGCGGACCAGGCAGAAGCTCAAACCGTAAGAGATGCATACACCGCTTATCGAAACAGCACGGGCAAAAACATAGATGTACCGCTGCAAGGCGTGGCGCAAGACTATGCCAAGGTCCTAAAAGACTTCGGTGCAGATCAAATTCCCCAGGGCGTAAGAAACAATCTAGATGCTTTGGGGTTAATGAAGGGCAACCAGTTAAAAGTTACCACTATTGATGACGCTGAAAATTTAATTAAAGTCATTAACAGAAACTACGACCCAGCCAAACAAACCAAGGGCACGATTAATGCCCTGGATGATCTACGCAATTCCCTTAATAACGCAATCCGTGAAGCTGGCGCTAACTTGCCTGGTGAAGCTGGAGCAGCTGCCCGCGCTGCTAGAGATGCAGCTTCCCAACGGTTTAAAACCATCGAAAGCATTCCAGCGCTGCGCGATCTTATGAAGGGAAAAGAACCCGACAAGTTTGTGCAAAACCATATCCTAAATGGCAATGTGGACGAAATTTCCAGGATGACCAAGTATTTGGAAACCAACAATCCAGAAGCACTTGGGCAAATTAGAAATGACGTAATGCGCTTTATCAAGCAGCGCGTGGTTGGTAATGTCAGCGATGAAAACGCTAAATTTAGCCAGGCACAACTAAAAGCATTTTTGTCGGACGCATCGGAGCAGCGACTAAAGCGCTTTTTGTCACCCGAACAAATAGTTGGATTGAAGCAGTTAAACAAGGTTGCGGAAAATGCCCTGGTCGAACCCGTGTCCGCCGCGGTCAATCGATCCAATACCGCATCGGCTGCAGCCAATCTAATCCAGGGGACGGTGAAATCTGGCCTGGTCAATGATTTACTGACTAATGTTGCAGCAATTAAATTTCCTGGTGTGGCCTGGGGCGCTAAAGCGCTGCAAGACGTTAACCAACGTTCACGCGCCAGCGATCTAATCCAGCAAGCTGTTAACCCAGCTGTAGCACCAGCAACAACGCCCGTTCGTAATATGATCCAGCGGCCTGGATTGGCTGGCGCAGCAGCTGCAGATCAAGCTATCCGCCAGAGAAATCTTGAATACGAACGTCAAAACCAATAAGGATCAAACATGGCAGTCAATCTTTCGCCTATCGGAAACAGCGAACAATTCTTTGATAACAACGGTGTTCCGCTAAGTGGCGGCTTGTTGTATACCTACCAGGCTGGTTCTAGCACCCCCTTGGCGACTTACACCGACATTAACGGCACGGTTGCAAACGCTAACCCTATTGTGTTGAACTCTAGCGGTCGCCTGGATAACGAAGTTTGGTTGACCTATGGCTACTATTACAAGTTTGTTTTAAAAGATTCCGCGGGTTCAACCCTGGGCACTTACGATAACCTTTATGGAATTATTGGCGTACAAGCAGCATCTACGGGAACAACTATTCCTACGGGAATGATTTCTCTTTGGTATGGCGCAATCGGCAGCGTACCCACAGGCTGGTATTTGTGCGATGGTTCAAACGGAACACCTGATCTGCGCGACAAATTCGTGGTCGGCGCTGGGTCAACTTATGCGGTGGCTGCAACTGGCGGATCGACCGATGCAATTGTGGTAACGCATAACCACACAGCGACTTCGACTTCGACTTCAAACGTCACCGATCCAACGCATAGGCACAATGTTGGTTCTAATGACTCTACGGCGCAAGCTGGTAGTGATGCTGGCAATCAAGAATTTGTGCGTAATTCTGGTGCTGGTAACGGGCCAACAACTTATTCTAGTTATGAATCTACTGGTATTACAGTAGCAACCGCCACAACAACCACAACCGCCAACGCTGGCGTAAGCGGCACAAACGCTAACTTGCCGCCTTACTATGCCCTGGCCTACGTAATGAAGGCATAACATGGACGACATAGCAACACGCATTGCGGTGCATGAAGCCATTTGCGCCGAACGATATAAGAACATAGAAGAATCTTTGTCTACGGGCGAAAAGCGCATGACCAAGATCGAATATCTTCTTTACGGGGTAATGGTTTGCGTTTTACTAGGCCCAGGCGTGGCTGCCACGTTTATCCATAAGTTTTTTGGCCTTTAGGATGTGTTCGATCCGCTAACCATTGGGGCGGCGTTTAAGGCCATGCAGCTGGCCTATGACGGGATCATGTATTGTTGCGATGCCTTAAACCAGGGTAAAGTAGCCGTTAAAAAGGTGAAACAGGCAACCGAAGATGCAAAAACCATTGCTAACGAAGCCAGGTCAATCTGGGGATTTTTTGCGGGATTGTTTGGTTCTAAAACCAAAACGCCCGTTTCTGACACCCAGCCTTTGGCGAAAAAGAAGGAAACCTACACAACCCATATCCCCAACGAAACCGAAATCGTCCAGCAGTTTATTGGGCACTTAGGGGCGTTTTTCCGTCACCACAAGGAATTGACCGAATATGTGGAGATCAAATACGAAGAGGTTTTTTGCAGCCCTGATCCCAATCCAGAAGACATATTAGAGTTAAGCGTATACAAAAACGAGCTGGACCAGGCTTATGTGAAGCTCTCAGGCATGATGCGCGGGGCTAGTGTGCCGTACCAATTAGGACCGCTTTGGGACAACTACAACAACATCTATTCCAAGGTCCAGGCGGAGCAGCAGAAGCGGAAAGAGCAAATTAGAATCCGAAGGCAAAAAGAGGCCGACAAACGGGAAAGGTTTAGACAAGAAAAAGTGGAATTAGGCATGGGATTGTTTTTGGTGCTAATCATTGTTTCTTGGCTATATGCAGTATGGATAAAGTCATTTACCGAGGGATTTTGATCCTGGTTTGTGTGATGTTAAGCATTGTGCTAATCATTACGCCCGTGTTAATTATGATGTGGATCAAGATACAGAAGGCAGAGATTAGGATCGAGCGCAAAGAAAAGCAGATAGAACGAAGACTTCGATTAATTGAAAGGCAAGGCAATGAATGAACTATTCAATATTCTCAAGGGTATCGCACCCACGCTGGCAACTGCTGTCGCTGGTCCTTTGGGTGGGGCTGCTGTTACCGCTTTGGCTAATAAGCTTGGCGTTTCTGATTCCGTTGATGCTGTCGCTAAAGCTATATCGGGCGATCCAGCTGCGGCTCAAAAAATTGCAGAGCTAGAGCTGGAATATGCAAAATTAAATACCCAGGATAGGGATTCTGCTAGAAAAGCTTATGCAGCAATTGCCACTTCTGAAAACGCTACTAAATTGGATAAATTGGTAGTGCCAATTCTGGCCTTGGGCGTGGTCGGGTTAGCATTTATCCTGATCGCTGTTTTGATGTTTGTTGATACACCCAACGACCAGCAGCAATTGGTAATATTTGCGCTGGGGTTTATTACTAGCGCTGCGGGCCAGGTTTTATCGTTTTACTTTGGTTCAAGCCAGGGCAGCAGAGATAAAACAGAAGACATGAAAGGCATGATTAAAAAATGAATTTAAGCGAACACTTCACCCTGGAAGAAGCCACAACATCCGAAACCGCTACGCGCCTGGGGATCAATAACCAGCCAAACGAACAACAGCTGGAGAACATGAAAAAGGCCGCAGAAGGCATGGAAAAGGTCCGCGCCCTATTGGGTAAGGCCATTCACGTTAATTCCTGGTTGCGGCTGCCAGAAGTAAATGTCGCGGTCGGTGGCAGCAAAGTTTCCAGCCACATGGACGGGTGGGCAATTGATTTTGTTTGTAAAGACTTTGGCAACCCTTTGGCGGTGTGCAAGGCCATCGAAGCAGCTGGCATTCAGTTTGATCAAATGATCCACGAATACGCGACCTGGACACATATTAGCTTTGCGCCTGAGATGCGCGGGCAAAAGCTGACAATCTTCAGACCAGAAGGCAAATATAAGATCGGCCTATTGTCAAAAGAAGAATACGAAAAGCACTAATCCTTGTCCACGCTAAACCAGAGTACGGCGATTATTACGCCGACTCCGATACAAGCGCCGACCATTAGAAGCACAATAATAGTCAGTATGCTAGACATCATGTGTTCTTCTCCTTGAGTTTGGCTTCAATGCCTCTGAAAAATTCACGCCAAAAACTATCGGTCGGGTCTGATGCTTCCATTTTTTCAGCGCAATCTGCAATTTCCTCATCCGTCAGCCCAACCCATGTGCGCTGTGGTTGCACAAGCTCAGATGCTGCAAAAGACATGGCTTGCCCTAGTTTCTTGACCAACACTTGCTCAATTAAAGGAACAATGGCTTCTTTAAGATACTCCCGCAGAGCTTCCTCTTGCTTTGTATTCATGATTTCACCTTTAATGGTTCGCTAACAATCCGCTTGCATAGTTTGCATTCACGATGATAAAACCCACCATAAATCCATGCCCTATCTGTCATGAGGTGACCTGTTTTTTCACAAAGCCACCATCCAAATTTAATGTACCAAGGTTGATCCATGTCTTACTCCTTAATGCCGTGGGCGGCTTCGATGACGGCTTTTGCATCCGCTTTGTGGTCTTCTGCGTAGTATTTCCACACATCATCAAAGTCCAATCCACATGATTCTGCGTGTAGTTTTGCCAATGCTTTTCCGCCAGCGACAATCATCTCATCCGTCAGCGGCTTGCGCTGTGGCGGGTTGGTGTAATAACGCTTGAGCATCCATTCCATAACATCACGCGATACAAACTGTCGTGTGTTTTCGTATATTTCTTGCTCAAGGTCGTCTAATGTCGCCACAGGCTCTTGCTCTGGTTGTGCCAAGGCTTCTTTGATGGCGGTGATGGCTCTCGCAATTACGGGGTCATAATTCGTTGCTCTTTTCAACGCTTCAAGCGCCAGTTCTAATGCTTGTCTCATAACAAAACCCTTTGCTGCGGTGTTATCTGCCATTCACGTTCCAGGCGATTAGATTTTGACTTAACCACGTTTCCCGTCAAGCAGATTTCCCCTTGTCGTTCCAGCTCATGCAGCCGCCTGGCGACTTGCATGGATTCCAGGCCAGTATGGTGGGCGATGCCATCTTTGCCCAGGCTGCCGTGTTCTATAAGACATTGCACGATCTTGGCTGCATGGGCTTTAGCTAGGTCCTTTGCAGAACCAGCCGCGGCCCAGCTTGTCATCGGATCGCTATTTCTAACCCTTGGATGATCAAGCATGGCAGCTCCTAGAATTTAACTTCTTCATATTCGCCAGGCCTGGATTCGCGTTCTTCGCGTGGCTTTTTCTCATAGCAGCGAAACCAACCGTCATATTCTTTTGAAATGGGCATCGAATCCATTTTTACTTTAAACGTGAACTTTTGCAGATCAGTCCCTTCTGGACATTCCACAAACAGCGTACCGTGTTCGGCCCAAAAGGTTTTCTCTTCACCAGCTGCGGTTGTGTAGTTACGGGCGGGGAATTTAATTTCGTAGGATTTTTTCATTTTGAATCAATAATTTTGTTTAATTGTTGGACCTGGGCATCGACTTCGGCTAGAAATTTCACAATTTCCGTTTCAATCTCCGCGATATATTTGTTGTCACGGTCTACCCGTTTAACAAACAATTGCGCTTTAGGCGGCATTCGGGGATCAAACACCACATACTGGCAATAGCTACGCCCCGCACAGGCCATTTGGAACTGCATTTGTGTGTAATAGTTTTGCGGGACTTTTTGGGTTAGTAGGGTTTCAATCATTCCCTTCGACTCTGGGCATTTGATCTCGATCATGCCTTCGCCATCGTCCAGAAGGCCATCAGGAGACGCGCCAGCCATTTCAATTAATGGGTGGGGTATGAATCCAATTTCCTGGACCATTTGACCCGTTTGAGCTTCAAAAAACCCGCGGGCAAAAATTTCCTGGTCAATACCCCATTGCATGGCGGAGCTTGTAAAACTATCGGCCTTGGTCTTGGTGATACGTTCCAGCACCAGCTGCGTCATGTAATTGCCGCGGGTGGCTGCATAACCAGTTTTGGTTTTGGCAATTACATCCGCCACGCGGGATGCGGTTACTTTGCCCAGGCGGGCAGCAAACCATTCTTCGGTACGTTGTTCAATATCAGACATTTGCTTTTTCCTTTTTTGCACGATCTACACGGGATTTTTTGGCTGCCATAACTTTGGCTTGCCAGGCCTGGTCGCCGTTGCAAGCTTCAAACGCTGCCTGGTACGCTGCGGTTAACTCTTCGCTATTGCTGGTGGCATCGATCGCAGCCAGGTGGTCGGTCAAAACTTTTTCGTTTACTTTGGGTTTTCTGGATGCTGCGTTGCCATCATCATCGGCAAACGATACGTTTGTTTTTTCTAATTCTGGAGCTATGCCACAGGCCGCCATAAGGCTATAACGGCGGGCATACGTCAAAGCGCTAGCGTAGCCCTGGGGATCGTGTTTAACCGCGGGGAAGTGGACAATTCCAGTTTCTAACATT